GCCTGCTCGTCAGCGTGTGACTCACGCGACAAAAATGCAATGTCTTCATGGAAGACTTCGAAGAGCTTGTCAGAGCCCATCGCGTCCCGGAATCGCAAAACATAACGTTCTGCTTTCCGAAACAAAAATAAATGCGAATTAGTCAAGACGAGATTCGTTTGCACGAACAGTCCCCTGTTCACGCCACCCCCCTCGCGGGCTAGTACAACTAGCTGACGCGAGATGAGTCGGTTGTGAACTTCAAATGCATTGGTGTCATCGTCAACGTGAAGCACAGCGTTCGGTATGACTTGTCGCGCTTGGGTCATAACGGCCTTCCGCGTTGTATAGTCTCCCGAAGCGCTGGCGCCAGCGTTCAACGTCTTGTCCATCATGTGCTTGTGGTCCTCGAGCTTCCATGGGACGCGAGCGTAGAGCGGATTGCGGCGTATTTCAGCCTCGTATTCCTCCCCGAATTGCTCGCGCGCCTTCCGGTAGCCCTTGTTGCACTTCCTCTTCGTCACGGCGGACATAGCGAGTCGCGAAAGGCCGTAGCCTGCGAGCAACACGCCTGCCACCTTGAGAACTTGAACGAGAATGACCACCGCGGGAACATCGATCCTCCGGAAAATCGAGTTCTTTCCTTTCCGCGATGACACTGTCACGAGCTGCCGGACGTTCTTGGCCGCCGTTAAGCGATCAAAAGCCTCCTGAGCGGCTGCTCGTTCGAGTGGAGGACGCGAAAGAAACTCCTCTGGCGTGTAGCCAAAGTAATGTGCGAGTTCTTCGTCGCCCTCGTCAATCTCTGGCGCCGTAGCACCCTCGTCGTCCACACAAAGCTTCAGGCCGTTTGACGTGCCCAACCGCCGGAACGAATTGTCCAACTCAAAGTCTTCCGCCGCAACGAAACGAGTCTTGTTCTTCTCAAACTGCTCAATCGCGCCAATAACGTACGACGCGAACTGTCGATACGTCATCGGCTCTCCAATCTTCACTTCGGCAGCCGTCGGCGAAACTGGCTCCATGCGCTGGAACATCATACCGTCGAAGTAGTCACTTGGATTGACTGCTTTCGTCCGATAGACGCTCACGAGGATGTTGCGGCGATTGTGAATCGCTACAGTATTGTTAATCTCCTCTGGAAACGGATGCATGGTGTTCGAAGTGACCATCACGACATTCGACGAGTAGGGCATGCCCTTCTTCTCAATCGAAGCCTGTGGCATCGGAAAAGGAATCGCGGAACACATGCGCAGAAACTGGAGGGCCGGCGAATCACCAGCGCTCATTCCGCGCTCACAGAAACCATCATCTAAAACGGTGATGTCCTGTTGGTTGTAATTGTCCGCGAACTTGAGAGACGGATTCCAGTACCACGTCAGATTGCCGTGATTGTACGAAATCTCCGTGTTCTCAGGATTCGTAATATCCTTGATGAGACGCTTCGTTAGGAAGCTCTTTCCCACGCCAGATCCGCCAACCATATAAAGGCAGAACGGCGTGTCGCGATCGTGTGACGCGCCCAAAGTGAGCTTGTTCACATTGTGAAAGTCGCGATAACGTTTCGTCATCATAGAAATCAAACGAATTCCTTCTCGTCCAATTCGCTTATCCTCGAGCTGCTTGTTGAAAATGGCAGTCTCGAGCACTCGGCACTGATTGAGCAAAACTCGGTGTCTGGGAATCCACTCCTCAGAACACACGGCAATCTGATTGTCCGGCTCGAGTGCCTCTTGTATCTGACTGAACCATAGTCCAACATCGATCGGCTCGCCATTGTACGAAAAGTAATGGCCCTTCGTGTTGTCGATTTGGACTTGAATGTCTGCGAGCGTCGTCCCACTCTGCCAAAGTGTTAAACGCTCAGCTAGTCGCGTGAACATCTTCGACACGTGCGTGAAGATCGTCGTCGCTCCGCGCTCAATTCCGCTGACATTCCTGCCAACGTCTCCAGCGGTCTTGAGGACCTTGGAAAACATGGGAGAAGCAGCGGAAGCGCCGGTCGTCGCAAGTCCGAAGACAAGCGTTGACACGACGGAGCACATCGAAACGAGCGGATCACTCACCTCGCCATCGACATGTAGAGTCATCTCCGCTCCGTCTCCCCCAGTTGAACCTTGTTCGGAAGAGAAGAAGCTCGAAACGAGCTCGACAATGTCAGCGATGCGATCGTGTAAAAGAGAGCCAATGTACGAAAGGCCAGCGGAGACGGCGTTTGTGACTGAATCGACAAAAGTGATCAAATCAAACAGCACCGACGTCCACGAGCCAAAGCCTGCGACGAGCCATTTCGCAGCAAGAATGCCAACCTTCGTGAGTAAGCGCTTCTGGAAAGCTGGGTCCAGAAAAGCGCCGCACACTTGGGCGGGCTTCTTG